ACGTTGTCGGCCAGTTCACCGCTGCGGCTCTGAATGTTCGTCGCAATGATGTCACTGATCGAACTATTGGCGAAAGCCATTGGGTAGTCCTTTCAAGTTTATCAAAAACGCTCGTTCACACTGTCGAATTGTTCCAACAGCATAGAGCGTCTATCTTGCGCTTTGGTCGTAGTCTTGGTGCCGGGTGTGGAACTTTTGACACTAACCGCTGCCGCCTTAGCCGCTTTCGCAGCCCGATTGGCCGATGACGATTTTTGAGCCGCAGCTTCTGCCTGTGAGCGTTGCTGGGTCTGCGTAAAAATATCATCGTTAAGGCGAATAGCCTTTTCATAGGCTTCTTCTAACGTGCCCGCGATTCCGCTCTGTAGGAGCTGGATCATGGCCGGACGCGCTTCTTCAAAGTACTCTGCATTGCCAGCAAAGTTATTAATTTCACCCAGCAGGGATTGGTTTTCGGCCTGTTCCTGCTGTTGCTTTTGGTTGTTCATTTCTCCGCGAATGTTATTAAGTTCATTCTGCAAAGCGTAATAATTTGGGTCAACCGGAGCGCCTTGTGAGTACGAATCGACTTCACCCAAATTAATTCCATAGGACCGGGCCAGATTGGCAAGATACGCCCGTTTTTGGTCCGGCGGGCTATTACGAAGCACATGGTCAGCTTCCATGAGCGCCTTTACGGCGCGGGGAGCATCAATACCAAGGCCCTGAATGGTGTTCATATAAGGCTGGATAGCCTCGTTCATCTGGTCGGCAAACTGGGCTTTCGAGCGCAGCGGCTCAATACCAGCCCGCATTTCCTCCTCACGCTTGTAGGCGTATTCCTGCAAGCGGGGGTCTGCGGTTTGCCAGACTTCGTGGTAATCGCGTTTCCAGGACGAAGGCGGGCGCTTCCAGACGGGTTCCTCAACGGGAGCGTCTTTCGCAGCGTCATTAGCCACAAACTTGCCGTTGGGGGCGCGTGGGGCTGGTTCTTTGGTTTCTGGCTGGCTGGTTTCAACGTCGTCAAACTGCTGGGCGAGCAATTCTTTACGGTCTACGCCCTTGTCGTCTTCTGGAATGATCTGATCTTGGGTGTCCAAGTTCATCGTCTCCTTAGTTGTGCCAGTATTTGATTAGCCTGGCGGTCACTCATATCGCCCAACCGCCTGTGCAACATCTCGCGGCGGTTAGTCTGAACCGGCAGCGGGGCGTTCTGCATTGTCTCGTTTCCGACTTCAATGCAGTTATGTTGGCGTAAATGTTCTCTATGCTTGGAACGCGAAGTAATCATACTTCCGTCAACCATGCTCTTATAGGGTTGAATGTCAAGCATAATTTGATGTCCCGGTTTTCTATGCTTGTCGAGTTCTTCGCGTACCCATACCAATTCTTCGTCTTGATACTCAGCCAGCAAGCCTTTGCGGTCATATACAGCGCGGTATCTGCTCATAGGAGTACCATCAAGTCTTCATCTTCCATTTCTAAATACAGTTCCCAAAGCCGCTCAACGCGGTCTAAGTCTTTGACAAATCTATCAAAATCAATTTTAGGCCCGAATACTTGTACTTTGTTTTCTGTTTCTTTGTCGATTACTTCAAAGCCCGCCGTAAGTTCTTCAGCTTCGTCAGGCTTTCCTTCAACAATACGCTCATACGCCGCAATGATTTTGTCACGATTACGGGCAACCCTTTGAATTTCCTCATCAAATAGCTTTTTGCGCCGTTTGATGTAATCGCCGTCATGGGTATCAATGATAATGATAGGCGGCGGCTCGCCGCCAATTTGGAAAGCGTTCGTCTGAAAGGCGTCAGATTGGAAAGCCGTAGTCACTATTTAAGTTCCTGACGGAACGGCAGGGGCAGCGGGCCATTCGACCTGAAGCGGGTCAGCCTGCTTGGTGATGTCACGCAGGGCCTTGGTGTAAACCTGCCAGTCGGCGGGAAACGGTTGGCCTGCCTTCATGCACCGGATGGCAACCATATCGCCATCTTCCAGCAGGGGCTGACGTATTACACGAACACCGTCCCAATCTGCCTGAATTAACGCCACCGCGATGTCTTCGTCAGTAGGAAGTGGTTCTGAGCGTGTCCACTCAATTAGAACGCCATTGTCCATAGACCGACGCACATCAGGCAAGCCGGGAAACAGCTTACGCAGCGCCCGGTCATGGCCGGGAAGGACAACATATGGAATAGTTATTTGTGCCATATTAAGCTCCTACCAACTGGCCGGTTAACCAACAGTGGGCACTGGAGTGGCCCGAACCCGCAGTAATCGCTGTTTGCGTATATACTCTAAGATAAGCCGTATCAGCCGCAGTCATAAAACACACAACTGCCCCGCCACGGGACCACCCGGCTGTTTCCGTCAGGCTGCCGGTAAAAAATGTGTAGTAAGTATCAGCAGTGGTATTAAGAAACACTTCAAATTCTGACGCAGTAACGCCGTTTGGGGAAGAAAATGCAAACGTAAAAAGATAATACCCGGTCACGGGCGCTGTATAAACGCTTGTCGAAGTGCTGAAATTACTTCCAATATTGTACAATGTCGCATCAAGTGTAATTTTTTGATACCCAACAGCTAGGCTCTGACCAGTACTTAGATAAGCACTAAACTTCGACATGCCGTTTACAAAGGCCGTCGTCGCAACGGATGTGCTGCTGTTACCTTGCGCCGGGGTTGTGGCTGTGGCCGCGCCAATGGCGGGCGTAGTAAACGATGGGCTAGTAGCAAGGACCATATTACCCGTGCCGGTCACGGCATTGGATAGCGTTACGCCGCCATAAGTTAAAGCGCCGGAAAGTGTAGTCGCGCCCGAATGAGTTACAGTGCTGCTAAATGTGCTTGTCCCAGTCACAGCCAGAGCATTAGTACCGATGGTTGCGCCGCCAAGGGCAAGCGATGTGCCGGTAGCCGCACCCAGAACAGGCGTGGTAAACGTTTGAACGCCCGACCAAGAATTGGCATGGCCTAACGCCAAAGACGCTACCACCGCCCCGGTGGTGGGGCTTACGGTCAAAGTGCCATCGCTATTAGATACGGAAGAAACGCCCGTGGTCAGCGTTGTCCAAGTCGGCGTTCCGGCTCCTGCGGAAGTCAGAACTTGCCCAAGGGTGCCCGCAGCCGTATATGCGTGGGCCGTGCCGGTGCCATACCCAGCGCCGCCAGCCGTAGCGGTAGCCGTGGAGTTGGTCCCGCCATTAGCGATTGCCAGCGTTCCGGCCAGCGTGACCGCCCCGGTTGTGGCAGAGGAAGGCGTCAAACCTGTTGTACCGGCGTTGAAAGATGTGACGGCAGATGAGGACAAAGTGGCCCAAGTAGGCGACCCGGTAGCCCCAGAAAGCAGAATTTGGCCGCTAGTCCCAGCGGCGCTAAAGGCGTAGGCGGTTCCCGTCCCATAAGCTATTGCACCAGCCGTGGGAGTGGCCGTGCCAGCCGTGCCGCCGTTGGCGACGGCCACAGTGCCAGTCAAGCTTAAATTGGGCGTGGCACCCCCACTGGAGGCCAGTGGGCTAGACGCTGTGACCGACGTAACAGTGCCCGTCGTTGGGGTCGTCCAAGTCGGTGCCCCAGCGCCCGCTGAAGTCAAAACCTGCCCCGTAGTACCGGCGGTGTTAAAGGCATAAGCCGTACCAGTACCATACGGTATTGCGCCCGCCGTGGGCGTTGCCGTGCCAGCCGTGCCGCCATTTGCAATGGCAACCGTGCCTGTAAGGCTCAAATTAGGCGTGGCACCCCCGCTAGACGCCAGTGGGCTGGACGCTGTAACGGACGTAACCGTGCCGGTATCTGGGGCCGAGATGGTGATCGTGCCAGCGCCGTTGGTAATTGTGACGCCCGTCCCGGCTGTCAGGGTTGCCTTGGCAAGCGTGTTGCCGGTGGTATTGCCAATCAGAAGCTGGCCATCCGTGTAGGTGGTCTGGCCAGTGCCGCCGTTAGCTACAGGCACCGTGCCCGTCAGGCTGATATTGGGTGCTGTTCCGCCGCTGGATGCTATAGGGCTGGACGCCGTGACCGCCGTAACTGTGCCATTGCCAGGCGCGGCAATAGATATACCGCCAGCCGTGTTGGTGATGGTAACGCCAGTACCTGCCGTCAAGTTGGCAACCGTGTAGTCCGTTCCGTTGCCAATCAGCAGTTGGCCGTTGCCCGGTATGCTGGCCGTATTTGTGCCACCGTTGGCAATTGGCAACGTTCCGGCAATCGTATGGGTATCGTTCCAGTTAGACGGACGCACAACCGTGGCGTCTGCACCGTCTGGAATAGCCGATACGAATGTATGCGTTAGCGATAGCGTCACTGCATGGTCCCCTGCGGAATGGCCGGTACAGGCTCAACGCCAAGCGCCCTGCCGTCCGGGCCGCGCACGATCCGTTTGGGCGCATTGGCGGCCTGAAGGACATCGTGAAGCTTGTTCATGGCCTCACCGTGCATGTTTGCCATAGTGTTGTGGGCATTGGTCATCTGGTCCATCGCCATGCGGACGTTATGGCCCAAATCTTCGGTGATGGTCTGCGTGGCCGCCTGCTGCGCCTCAATCATGGGTAGGTCCATGCCGGGGTTGGCGGCAATGCGGGCGACCATGATCTTGGTCGCGGCGTCCAGTTCCGTCTTCCAGCGGTCAAATTGCTCCTTGGCAGCCAGTTCCTGCATTTTAAGCTGGGCGTCGTGCTGCTGACGCTGCGTCTCTAGCTGCGCCTCCATCTGCATCTTCATCTGCTCAATCTGCATATCAGCCTGAGCGCGGGCCTGTTGGCCTTGAATGTCAGCCTGGGTCTTAGCCTGTTCCATTTGCTGCTGGGCCTGAATCTTCATCATTTCAGGGTTGGGCGGCGGGTTCTGAGCCTTCTGGGCAGTGGCTGCAATCATCTTCTGCAAAGCAGCGTCAATTGACCCTTCTATGGTCCGAGCCTGTTTAAACCCGCCAATGCCAAATTTAACGATGTCCATCAGCATAGGCACCATTTCAGGCGAAGACTGGCCAGCCGGGACCGCTTCCCGCAGGAAGTTGGAAAAGGCCGTCAGGAATTCAACGCGGTCTTGCTTGTTCTGGTTCTCATCAAGCTGGACAAGACTGTCGGCGGCGACCTGAATGCGGAACGAACGTAGGGGACTATCCTTCATCAGTTGCAAGGCTTGCGGGATCATCTGCTGATCGGCAGGGGACATTTGTTCAGCCGCAGCTAGATGAAGGATAGTTTCAGGTTGGAACTTGGTGCAGATAATCTGCGCCTTCAGTCGGAGTAATTCGCTGGCAAATAGCGCAACGCTCTCTTGCATAGCTCGCAGTCGCAGCCCTGCATATTGTCCCTTAAGCTGCTGGGCCGTCGCCGACTCAGAAGCCGCACCAGCGCCGCGCAGAATGTCTGAAATACCTGTGATTTCATAAATCTGCCCTTTGATGTTGGCCTGAGCCTGGTAACAATTGATGAGCGCGGAGGCCAATGTCTCAATGGGAAGAAGGTCGATAGAACCCTTCAACCCACCCTTCTCAGAGAAGGCCATCCATTTATCGACAGGGATCAACGTGTTGTTGTCCCCTTCCGTCAACAAACGCTGTAGTGCTGGCTGCGAAGCATCATACACACCACGGACGCGCAGGGATTTGACCAGACCGTCAATGCGGTCAGTCAGGATGTCTAGTTCGTTGGCTTGGTCCTGATACAGGATAAAGTCCGGCACTGGGATGAGGCTATCGCTGGTCGTCGTGGCGTACAGCGGCTTGGCGCACGGGAAGAAGCATTCCAGTTCAAGCGGATCGTCCCGCTCGTCCAGAAGCTCCGCATAATTCTCCATGAACCAATAAACCTTAGCGGTTTCCTTGTCCCATAGTTCGCAGACCTTAGCCTTGTCGTTAGTCTTTTCCTTCTGGCCGTATTTGGTCAGACCGTCCGGGCTGCTGTTAAACGAAATCTTCTTGGCCAGCTTCTTGCCAAAGCGTTCCGTAAACGCATCCTTGGACATATAAACCCAGCGCCAGACCTGCGTTACTTCTTCCCAAGTACGAGCGCAAGAATGGCCGAAATCACGCCAGTGAACGTAGTCGGTGGGGGCGCACTCGTAGTCAATTTCTTCAGGGGGGCCTTCGTTCCCGGCGGTTTGATTGTGGATGTCGCCTTCGGCTTCTTTGGACTCGCCTTCTTCAATGTCTTCGGTGATTTGGTAGCCATCTTCGGGTACGTCCTGCTGTTTGATATGCGGGTCATAGCGCAC